GCGCAGTGCCGATATATCCGGTGCCCGCGGGCAGAGTGACCGTTATATCGCCGCTCACCGCGAAGTTCAGGCGCATCCAGCACTCGAAGTTGCCTGTAGGATATGTCAGTGTTAAGGTCGTGACATCGGTGAGGCGGTACTCGGTGTTGTCGGCGAGGGTTATGTTTGAGCCTGTGGCGACTTGCGCAGATACTGCTTCTGGCGTATAGCCAAGGGCGGCGACGACATTGTCTTTTGTCACTGCTGCGTCGGAGCCTGGAGCGCCAGGGGCACCAGGCGTACCGGGTTCGCCCTTATCACCTTTCTCTCCTTTTAAGCCAACATCTGAGTCATTGTAGCGAAGTTTGCCGTCAGTGGCAGAAATCAGGTCAAGCACAGATTTATTGGCGTGCTCGTGCGCCTTAAACATCGCCGGAAAGACAAAGCCATCTAAGATACGCTGCAAATCCATACTTACTGTTTCTCCACTGCCTGATTGCAGATTGCAGCTAATATACTTTGCAAACATACCGGCAAGCGCATAATACATTGCGACATCAAGTCCGCTTTTAACTGTGTCAGACTCAAGCTCGACGATGTCCGGAAATTCATTTTGGACATCGTCCGACAGCGTGTAGCTGATGTCCTCCGCCGTTGAACCTCCGCCACCTATAACCTTGCCATCGTACAGCAGCGTGCCGGTATCATCGGCGGTCAACAGGTCAATGACCGACTTGTTGGCGTGCGAATGCCTGGCAGCGGTGTTAAGCGCTATTTCGGCGGCGATACTGTGACTCAATCGCTCTGTGCCGTCCGGGATTGACACCTTTGCAGTGCCCGTTATCACAGGCGAATAGCCGACTATCTCGCCCGCTCCGAATGCGACAAGCTGCGCCGCAATGTTGCCCGGCTCGGGCACAACATCGCTTGTAATTTTGACAGTCACATAGCCGTCTACAGGAGTCAATAGCTCTGTCTGTAGATGCTCGCCGACCGTCGACTCAAAATATACGCGATAGCTATCTGCGTCTTTAAGTTCGGCGGGCACCGGCAAGGCAAGCACGGTAAAGTTATTTTCGGCGCGGTAGCCTACGTCGTAGCCACGCGGGCGGGCATAATCAACCGTTATCGTTCTTGTCTGCATCTTTTTCCGCCTCCCCATTCTCGCCCTCCACGGGCGTTTTTTCGAGTTCTGAGAGCATATCGGACAACAGTTCGATTTTGCCGCAGATTTTCGCAAGCTCGAGCTTGTTGACTTCGAGCTGCTGCATTATTTGAGAGTTGTGCTTCTGCAAGGCGTCGCCCTGCGCTTTGACTTCTGCGATTTTCTGTTCAATTTCGGTTTTTGTCATAATAGCCCCCTAAGCGAGTTTTTTGTAGTCGCCGCTGTCGTTAAATTCGGCATACAGTCCGGTGGTGTCTAAAAATAGTCGTCCGGTGTAACCGCCGCCGGAAGTAAGCTTTAAAGTCATGCCCTTTCCGTTTGTTCCGCTCGAGTAGATTTCAATTCGCGCCGGAACCGTGCCTTTGGTGTTGTTGACGATTTGCAGCAGTGCGCTCGCGTCACTCGTAGCACCAAGCTCCGCGCTTACATCGTTCGCGCCGTTTGGTGCATGCGCGATAAACCCGATGGCGTCGCCGCCTGCAGCAACGCTTAAAGGCTCGTTGACCTCGACTTTTTTGCGAAATCTTGCGTTATCTTTTTCTATCACGGCATAATCGGTGTTCCAATGGTTTACAAGCGTGGCGTTTTCTGCTTTCTCGCCAAATCGAAAACCGTTTGATGTAACGCCAAGCGCGGCGGCAGGCTTCGGCGCGGCGAGCGTCGCATAAAACTTCGTGCCAATCAGCGTATTGTTAATGTCAAAGTACTCATAATTTGCGCCGGTTTGCATATTTGTGGTGTAATACATCTGCAAATATCCGCTTGACAGGTCGGTCTTAAATCCGCTGTTTTCTATTGACAGCTGACCGCCGTCAAGGTTTATATCGCCGCCAGTGATGTTGATATCAGAGGCTTCGATGTGTCCGGTGTCCAAGTCAAAAGAAAACTTCCCGGTCGGCGACGAAAGGATATCCGTCGTGATATAACTCGCGGAAATCTTGTTTGCGGCAATGCTTCGGATAACCGCGTCACCGTCTTTTGATACACCGTACTCCCAGTTCGGGGATCCGTTGTTCCAACCGTTATTAGTCCAGGCATAACCACCGGCGTTGCGGCAGTAGATAGTGTTGCTCCCCTCGAGCGTAGGCTTGTCGTGGTAATAGGTTATAACCGCGCCATTGCTGTCTGCTTTCCGCGTGACATATAAGCCCATACTATTCGCGATGGTCTCGTTCAGCGCGAGTGTCGCCTGTTCGTAGTCGTTGAGTTGCGCCGCCTGCTGTGCGCGGGTCTGCTCGAGTACCGCCCGCTGCTTCGGTGTAAACGCGCCCATTGTGGCATATCCCGACTGCGTTGCCGTTTCGCCCTTGCCCTCGAGCTTCGTGCAGCGGTTCTGTGACTGCCACTTGACATTTGTCAGCACGACCTTTTTCGTCCCCTGCGCCGTCTCAAACTTCATAATATCAAGCGGTCTAAGGTGCGGAAACGAGTGCGTAGTGCAGGACATCGGAGTGTATGTAAGACTGCACCGTGCGGTTTTAAGCTCCGTTGCCAGTGTGCTGAGATTCATATCACTCTGCGCAAGAAGATTGCCCTCAATGTTAAAGGCATAGTCCTTTGTGCCTGCGAGGTATTCAGTCTTGTTCTCGTCGTTTCCGACGATACGCACACCGGAAAACACGATGCTGTTTTCGGCGAAATCGGTATTGCCGGAAGTAAAACGATCCGAAGCTTTTATCACCGTGTGCTTGGCATTTGTCGCATACCACCCGCCTGTCAGCTTGCCGTCATAGTCAATATACAAGCTCACGCCCATGAGCTCCGCAGCCCAGACAAGCACCTGACGATAGGTCAGGTTGTCCGCCTCCGGGCGTTTCGGTATCGACACACCCCGATGCAAAGTGTTCGTCGGAAGCTTCTGCGACACCCCGCACTTTGTGCAGGCATCGGCGACTATCTGATACAGCGTTGCAGGATAGGCAAGCTCAGTATCATAGGCTCGGTTAAACTTCGCCATGCGGTCATAAGCCGTTATTTTGATGCTCCGGAGCTTGCGCGGAGGGCTGTCCACCGTGTAATAGCCGATAGGCACCGTCTCCGTTGTCGAGCCCGTTGAAAAGCTTGTAGTGACATACAGTTGTGCGCCCTCGAACACCTTGTCGTCAAACGCGCCGTCGGTATTCTCAAGAGTAAAACTCAGCTCTGACATACACGCCGAGCCCAAATCAAGCTTACTGCCCGTGACGCTCGACCAGTCCACCGTTACCGCGCCGATGATGTCCTTGTCGGTGATATTAAATGCCGTGCCCTTGGTAGGCGTACAGAGGATATTGACGGACTGCACTACATCCTCTCGCAGAGCCGCAAGCCCGGCAGAAGTTATTGGATACATGACATCACCCCTTTCGCGCCACGATTTTAAAGGTCACATTGTCAACAACATTCAGACTGCTGTTGTACAGCGGCGCACTTCTGTTGCCGACATAAAACTCTTTTGTCACATATCCGCCTTCGAGCATATTTAAGTACTTGACCTTTATATACTCCGGGTTGAACATTTTCAGGATCTTGCTCGCGTTCGCTATGGACAGCCCGGAAAACTTAAGCGTTACCGCGTCGGTCTGCCCTATGCGTTTTTTGTGCATGACGACATCTTCGGTACGCCCTGCGTCGCTGGCAGAAGCGTCCTCAAGCTCCCATTTATATCCGTCCTCCGAGTCAGGATATACCGGCATAGTTACGCCGTCCACGGTAGCTATCGGATTGTCACCGGGATTAAAAGCGGTTGCCACTGCTGTTCACCTTCTTTCTTGACATAAAAAATGAAATATGATAGATTAAAAAGAAAAGGGAGAAATTCTGATGAAAAAATTTATTGCTTTACTTATCGCAGGTATTATGCTGATTGGGCTCTGTGGATGCGGCAATTCTACAACCACCAACTCCCCCACTACTCCAGATAATATCAGCAAAGTAGATTTGCCGAATGACCATTACGGCGAGGGAATGTACAAGGTTGGAAAAGACATTCCCGCCGGAGAATACTGGATAATCGCCACAGAAAAAGATTATTCAGGATATTTCTGTGTGTCGTCCGACAGTTCCGGAGATTCGATTATTTTTAACGAAAACTTTGACACTTGGGTTTATGCCGCTGTCAAGGACGGCGAATACATAGAAATTACACGGGCAGAAATGTGTCCATCGGAAAAAGCTCCGGACATGCACTTCAACAGTTCCGCCGTGCTCGAAGGGGTTTATAAGATTGGAAAGGATATTCCCGCCGGAGAGTACAAGCTCGTTGCCACTGAGGCGGGAAACGACGGTTATTACGCCGTGCTGTCGAGTTCGTACAATTACGGCGATAATATCGTTGCTAACGATAACTTCAGCAACAATGCATATATCACTGTCCAAGACGGACAATATTTGCAGATTTCCAGAGCACTTGGTGAAAAAGTGGACTGACGCAATATTACAAGGGAAAAGCCCTCTCGATTGAGAGGGCTTTTATTCGTTTATCGGAATGATTACTTTACCGGCACGCATGTTGACATTTCTAAGCTCGTTTACAATATCACCGCGCTCGTTCATAACGACAATTGTTACGGTTCCGCCATTGCTTCGTTCCATAGCTCTTTCAACACCGCGCTCAACACCCGAAGAAACACCGTCCACAATTTGGCTGTTGTTGGCAACTGCCGTCCTGCCTCCGATTTGTCCAACCATCTCGGGGCCGCTCTCTCGAGCAATAAAGAGTTGTCCGGTATCAGGATATCCGCCGGATGCATACTGCTGTGCCCCGGTAGATCGGGTTTTTACTGTCACATCGCAGCTTACACCGTTTATATTGTTGATGTTATTTTTAAGCTTGACGAGCTGATCCGAATAATACTTAGTCTTTTTGCTTGCGTCATCCATTGCAGCAGACGTGTTCTTAATAGCCTTGCGTGACTGTTCCAAAGCGTCTTCGGCATGTTCGACTTCTTTTTTAAGAGTTCGATATTCCGGACTAAGCTTTTGCGATATCCAGTTCGCGACATCACGAAAGCCACCTGATACGCCCTGATTTTTCTTGTCAAGTTCTGCCGCCTTTTCGTTTAACTTATTTTGTGCCTCGGCAAGCCTATCTGACGCAACCTTGTAATTGTCAGTCGCCGTCTTGTTGTCAATTGTTGCTTGATAAAAGGCTTTGTATGACTCAGTCAGAATGTCTTGTATTGCAGCCATTTCGGCCTGTTTCTTCAAAGCCTCTATGACCCCGTAAATTGAGTCCTTAGTCTCCACAACTACGCCTTTGGTCTCGTCGATACTCAAATGCAATCCGTCGATATTCATAGCATTCAGAGTGTCGACCTTGACGCGCATCAAGTCCATTTCATAGGCGGACTTATTTGACTTTTCGCTCAGCTGATATATCTCGTCGGTGAGCATTTTAACTGCACCGTACTCCGCACTGACGGTGTTCAGTCCCTCTATCTTCTGATTAAGACCATCCATATTTTCCTTTGTTCTTTGGATGATTGCCTCAGAGGATGCGATGTTTTCTGACAACACCTTATAGGCATCGGAGGATTGGTAGGTCTTTTCTGCAAGTTCATCTGCACCCTGTTCAAAACCTATGATGGCTCCCGTGATTGCACCAATTGCCGCGACGACCAGTCCGGCCGGACCCAACGCCGCATACATAGCCACTGCAACGGCAGTAAGTCCTACTGCCATAACCGCAAGTTTCGCTTTGGCGTCTTCTGCGCCCGCGCCGAATGCCTTAAAAGCGGATTTTGCCATTGCCAGCGATGCCGCGAATCCCGCCGCGCCTATCATCGCTTTTTGAGTTGCCGACAAACCCGTTCGGAACTGTTTCAAACTGTCTTTGGCTGCGCCCGCAGCTTTCTTCCATCCATAACCTAACGCCTGTGCTGTGCTTCCTCCGGTCTCCTTTATCCACGAAAAGCTTTCAGCAAAAGTAGAGACAACTCTCAGCCCCTTAAAGCTATTCCACACACCTTTTGCGCCGGAGTACCACTTACTCAGAACCTTTACGCCGAAAGCGGCGGCCGCGCCGGCTGCAGCTCCTTTTATCACCGGCTCAAGCGCAGAGACTGTGGATTTCACTTTTTCAAGCTTCTGCTTCAGCTTCTCTGCGCGTTCTGCAAGCTTCGGGTCAATAACACTGTCAGCGTTGGAAAATGGGCTCTTAAAATTGTTCCCCCCGCTCGATACCGTTGTGCTGCTTCCGCCTCCGCTGCCGCTATCAGATCCGGTATCCGGCGTTCCGAGACGATTGATTTCATCGATGCCGAGCAAAGCGTTCTTATAATCCTTTGCCTTTTTCGCCGCGCTGCCGAGGTTTGTGGACACTTGCTGTGTGCTGTTGGCAAGTTTAGATGTGTTTGATGATGTCTGACTCGTTGCACTTGACGTGCCAAACAATATGGCCATGACTTGCCCGGCTTTTTCGGCGAGGGCAGTCAATCTTTCAAGCAACGCCGTGACCTGCGGAATACACTGCTGCAAAGCCGGCGCAAACATTGACCCGAGCGCGCTCGACAACATTTTTGTCTGAGCTTTCAAAGCGGCCTGCGCTCCTGCGAGTGTGTTCGCATATTTCGCGGCATCTCCGGTCTGGAATGCCGTCTCCCGCATGATGCCCTGTGTCGTGGCCATGCGCTTTTCTGCGTCGGTCAGCGTTGCTGCAGTCTTGCCTATCGATGCCGCATATTCATCCCATATAACGGACAGGTTTTTTGTAACGCCGGCGTTGTCGACAAGAATGCTGTTTTCGTTTTTGATACCTTCGGCCGCGCTCTTGATAGCTTCGCCCATCGTCATACTGCCCTGACGGTTAAACGCCGCCGAGTCTTTCAGGTTAGTCAGTATGGACTGTGTCTGCTCGTCGGAATACCCTGCCGCCGCGAGGCTCTTATACGCAGTGTAAGCGTCCATCATCGGGATAAGACCGTCTTTGGTATACGATTTAAGCCACGCTTTCGCGGCGTTCAGGTCTTTTCCCTGCGCGGTCAATATGCTCGACAAGCCCATCTGCGCGGCTTCGTTTTCCGCATATGCGTCCGTCAACTTCTTGACCTCGCTTACTACTTTCTGTATGGCCGCAACGGCAGCGGTAGTTTTTATGCCTGTAAAAAGCTTTCCGACACCCGCTCCCGTGCGCGTTGCCTGCTGTTCGAGCGACCCCAGCCTCTTGTTCGCCTTATCAATCTTGGCGTTAAAGTCCTTGGTGTTTGCTGTAATCAGCACTTGCAGTTCTTCAACTGTCATTTTTTCTCACCTGCCCTGTGCCTTGCGGCGTTTTTTGATTTGGCATAAGCGGACATCCGAGCTTTGATTACCATCCACCCGGTTTGCTGCATGCCGAAAGCTGACGGGAACGCCTTTTCAAGCGTAGGATATTTTTCCGGGTCGTTAAACGCGAAAGAATTAAGCTGCCCGAGATGCCATATCAGCTGTAACTGCCATTTACGCCGCTCATTTTCCGCCTTTTGCCTTGTGGATATAAGGTCCTCAACCTCTCCGGCCGACATGCTCCAGAATTCGTCCGGGGTTATCCCGACCGCAAAAGCGCGAGGTTTGAGATCCGCGACCCACTCGGTCGCCGAGGAGAAGATTACTCTATCTCCTGCTCCTCCCGCTCCATGTCCGCTATCTGTTCCGGTGTAAAAAAACCGGACACCTTCATAATGCCGAGGAATGTGTCCGCTCTGTCCTCGAGGGTAAAGCCCTCGGCTTCAAGCGCATCGATGAGCTCATATGTCTTGGGGAGCGTCATATTCGCCTGGTATTTCTGCAGCGCGCCCCAGAGGGTCACTGCAAAGACCTTGGTGTATGCCAGCTTGTCAAGAGCTTCAAGCAGGCTGCAGCCTATACGGTCTTCCACTTCGATTTTTGTCGCCGTCGTGAGCTTGAGCTTGTACTCCTTCTCGCCGGCGGTCAATCTATAAAAAGGTGCATTACACGCAGTAAGCATAGTTGTTGTCTCCTTATTTTAAATTTTCGGCGGAGTTTCCCCCGCCGATGTGTTCTTTAGCCGCCGGACGAGGTATATTCCTCTATATCCGACGATGGAGTGATTTTTGCAGTAAAGGTCAGCGCCTCTGCGACGCCCTTTCCGGGCATCGAAAGTGATACTCTGCCTGTCCATGTGAAACCGGAACCGTCCGGGAACAGCAGAATAAAGATCTTGTCTGCATCCTTAGCTCCCTTGAGGGTCGCCCAGTTCGTGCCGGTCTTCATCCCCTCATAGCCGAAAGTAAACGCCATATCCCCGGGGTCGGAAAGCCCGGGCTTATACTTTCTCTGCGTGTCCTTCATCGTGGTCACGTCGATTTTGTCCGATTCGCCGAGCATATCGGGAAAATCAAGCAGGCCGGGAACTTCAGCTGCCGCTTCTGCGCTCGCGCCCATTTTCAGAATCACGCCTATAGAAGTCTGATAATCTTCCATTTGTACTTACCTCCTTATTAACTGCGGTAAAACCGCTTCGTGTTGTTGTCGTAGACTCCGTTATAAAGCAGGACGGTGCGGTATAACACCGTACCGTCCTCCTGTTCGTCCTCAAGGTGGTTAGGACAGCCGCGAAGCAGGCCGAGGCGGAGCATCGCATCGTCGACTTGCCTCTCGACCTCGTTCCTGCCCTCCGGCGTCGCCATCCACACCTGGATCTGCACGGCGATCCGGGAAAAATGATCCGGACGCGAAGAGGATGGCATTTTAACGGAGTTATCCATCTGCTTTATCAAACCGTGCCGTTCAAAACTCTGCGGATATTCCGCAGACCATTTCACACCCGGTACGGCGAGTGAAAGCACATCATAAGTCATCTGTTCGATATCAACCATTTTTCTGACCGCCTTTACGATTTATTTCCTGCTGTATCGCGCGCTTATAGCACTCGAGTATTGCCTCGCGATTGTTTATAAGCGCAGGATAAAGATACGGCTGCGCCTTTTGTCCGCTTATCATTCGCCAGCCGACAGCAGGGATTTTGCCGCGCCACTTGTCCGCCTTGTAATGGATCCCCCCCGGGAGCTTATAAGGATATGTGCCGTTACCTTTAGGACCCGTACCGAATTCCACATAGGCGGCGTATTCAACATTGGTCAATACGCTGCCGATATGCTTGCTACCCTCGCGCTTGTAGTCGGTATGCAGCGACGCGCGCAAGTTGCCGTTATCTACCGGGCACAGCTCTTTCGCACTGTTGTTGACTATTCGCGCCGCTTTGCGCGTACCGTTTGATATGGCGGTATCAGCGCCGCCGAGCTTTGCGAGCTTTTTTGCCAGCTCGCCGAGGCCCTTAACCTCAATGCTCATGGCTCACCGCCTTGCAAAGATACAGCGTGTGGCTGTCGTGCGGCTGAATCTCGGTGATTCGGTAATAAGCGTCACCATATTTCACATAGTCGCCCTTTTCGACGGCGAGCGTATCGGATGTTGAAAAGGTGGCGTCTTTGTTGCACTGCAGCCCCCACTCCTTCGCCCGCATGGCGTCGGTAACGAGTCGAAAGTTGACAGTAAAAGAGCCCGCAGGCGTTTCTGCGGGCTTCACTGTTTCGCTGCCGAGCGTTCCCGTCTGTTTGACGGCCTTATAATGCTCGACTGTTTTGTCCTGGAATACGGCGCGCTGTGCGCGTCTGAAAGCGTCGGGGATCTTCACCAGAAAAGCCTCCTCCACTCATTGAGCATCGCCTTTTCGCTGTCGCTCAGCTCCGCCGCCGTGGCGAGATCTGAGTCGCTGTGCTTAAAGCTCACGCTCTGGTCGCCGTCCGTTATGCTCGCGACGGTCTGCGCCGCATCGGTAGAGCCCGGCTGCTGCGTGCGGTAACGCTGCGCGGCTATCTCCGCCACAAGCAGATCAAGACCGGGGACAAGCTCACACCGCTTGGTATATCGCAACACCTTTGACTCGACGCTGTCCAGCAGATACCGGGCAGCCGGCAGCGACATTTCCTTACCCAACATCACGCGCATCCGGGCTATGAGGTCGGCCTTGTTCTGCTCCGTCATATCAGCCCACCAGCTTTGCGGTCATGTCGCTGTCAAGGGTCTTGACGCCGTACAGGATATCAAAGCTGACGCGGTCGGTCTTGTGCTTGATGTCGTAGTCATATACAACCCTGATAGCAAGACCGTTCCTGCTCGACGCAATAGCCGCATTATTCGCGCCCATAGGCAGCTCAAGCTGACGAGTGACGAGTGCAAGGCCGTTGCGGTGGAACGCGAGGGAGTGGGTCGTTTTGACGAGATACACCTTGACTGCCGCGTCCGAGGCAATAGTGCGGTGGATAGGCTGATCTATCGCGACCTCGGCGACCGCGCCGCTTGCGGCAGTTGCATCGGCGGCAAATCTGTAAAGATAGCCGTCGAGGATAAAGCCGTCGCCCTTTTTAAAGGTGCCGGTCGTCGCAGTGACATCCGAGAGTGCGACCTTAGTCTCGCCGGCGGTGCAGGAGACCTTTGCAGCGGTCGCAGTACCCGCAGTTGCCGCGAGGGTATCGGGGGCATTCTGCGACATATAGGTGTCAAGACCATAAATAGAGCCGAGCTCCGCCGAACGCAGGGCGTCGGAGTTGCCCGCGTATGCGACCTTTGAGAGGTTATCCGTGGTCAGATAGCGATACTTGTGCGTCGGGTTGACGAGCAGTCTGCGCTGCTGTATCGGCACGCCCTTGAGGTCAAACGCCTTGGCAATGTTGGCAATGTCCTTGAGGTCGGTCGCGTTCGCGGTGCCGCTCACGGTGTTGCCGGCATTCGCGATGCCCTCAGCAATAATATCGCTGTCGATAGCCTGGGATATGGCCTGCACCGCGGGAGAGATGATCTGCTCAGAAAATGACTTGATGTCGAGGGTCATTTCCTTGGAAGTGACCGGAACGGTGACATCGCGGAGATGGTCGAGGGTCACCTTGACGCTGCCCTCGTTCACGTTCTGATCTACGGTCTCGCCGACGAAGTTCTTCGCGCAAAACTTCGCGGGCTTGCGGATGGTGATGGTATCACCGACGTGTGCGAACTCCTTGGAATAGTCCTTATGGACAAGGTCGGCAGCAACGAGATTGTTCTCAAGCACCATAAGAGCCTCGTTCGCGACTATCTGAGGAGTCAGAAATTTGTTTGACATTTGTTAAATCCTCCGTTTTTACTGATTTTTGCGCCAATTTACATAATCGGCATAGTTTTCGGGGGCTTCGCCCGGTTCGGGGTCTCCGCCGCCGTGGTCGGGGTCTCCGCCCCTCTGTCTGGTTTCGACTTTGTCAAAGAGATAGGCGTCGCTTTCTCTGATTGCTTTGAGCTGATCGTCAAAGCCCTCGAGCTTGCCGTCTTTGTCGAGCTTCACGCTGCCGGGCGTTATCAAAGCTTTTATCGCTCTTGCGTTCTTGCCCTTGGCGGCTGTAATAGCGGCATCGATAGCGGAGTCAAGCTTCATGGCGGCGATATCGCTGTCATACTTAGCCTTAGCCTGCTTGTTCTCGTTCTGCAGCTGTGTAATCGTTGCCTGCAGCCCGGCGGTATCAACCTTTTTGAGCTCTTCAAGCTGACCGTCCCGCTCTGTTATCTGACCTTCAAGGTTCTTGACCTTGTCGGACTCGGCGCGAAAATCTGCTTTTGAAACAAAGTTCTTGCCGATATAGCTCGCTATCTTCTTGTCGATGTCCTCGGTGTGTGCGTCGCCTAAAATGTCTTTAAGCCAGTCCATGTCTGTCCTTTCCCGCGCTCCCTTTTTACTTGGCCAGTCCCAATATTGCGCGACACCATTTTGCTCCGGGTGGCGGATAAATTTGGATATAAAAACAGCGCTTTGCATTTGACTGCAAAACGCTGTAATTATTATGTTGTGATATGACAAAACCGCCTTGCTTTCGCTTGGCGGCTTGTTATTTATTATTGATTCTCTTCATCAAGAGTATCTTTTCCGAAAGCTTTTATATAGCTCTCGGTGAGGTCTTTTATGATAATCGGGGCTTCTTCTTCGTCCAGTATTCCGTCGAGGCGACCTTTGAGCAAATCCTCATAGTAGAGATAGAGCTCATCGCTCATGGCTTCGCTGAGATCGTTGTTGTCCACTTCCCACTTTATCAGCGGAAGTACCGCGTTAAGGCGCTCAGCTTCTTCGAGGATATCCTGATCGAATTCTGTAAGATATGAGTTTTCGAGCAAATCCCCCGTTTTCGGCTGTATACCCGTGCTTAAACGGCTTTCAAGAAAATTTTTTGCCCACTGATAATCAAGGTCATACTTCATCTTTTTCTCATCCTTTCTTTCCAAACATTTCCTTCAACCTTTTTGTTTGAGATAACATTTACCTCAACATCCGGGTATAGTTCTTTGAATTGCTGCATTACCCCTTTACAGCTATCGCACATTCCGCGTTCGGAAAGCATACATATCTTTTTAAAAGGGCTCGCTTCATACAAATCGGCGAAGAACTCGAAGAGCTTTGCTTCAGTATCATTGTAGGTTTCTTTTCTTATTGTTCCGTCCATTTTGGGAACATCTATATATTTAAAGCGGCGAGCTTCTTTAAGTAGAACTAATTTTCCGGTTCCTTTATATCCTCTGCTATCTTCCACTTTGGATATAGCGCTATGCGCATAATACATATTGTCAAAATCATCATCGATATATGCACCGGCAATGTTTCCGCTTCTTTTAAATCCGCTTGTAAATTTCAGTCGCTTCTCATAAATAACCTTTTTATCAAACCGCAAGATTTCATCAGTAGAGAAATTGCCTGAATCTATCTTGTATTGATTCACAAAGCGGTATTGCCTTTTAAGCGTCTTCCACTTTTCAGGATCATTATACTTTATTTTTAAGAATTCATCAAGAGAATCCGGCACATTTTCTTTCAAGACTGCCGAATATCGCTCGAACTGGTCTCTGTTGTAGGAGGACACCTGCGTCAAAGTCTTGGGCGGGTAATATTTAAGCTTCCCGGTAAGAGGATTTATATTATCCGCAAGCCACTCTTCATATGTCGTTTCTGCCGGAATAAGCACCGTTTTCCCGGTCTCGGGATCCAATGCCCGGCGTTTGAGTTCAGCTCGGTTTTGTCCCTCTATGACTGCCGTCGTAGTACAACGGTCATTCGGATGGAGCGGCGGATAGTTTATGCCCTCTTTCGCTTCGGAGACCGGAAAAGTCTTGCCGTCTAAAGCGCCGCAGACATCGCAGGTGCGCCCGTCAAGGGTGGCGAGGAATCTGTATTCCGTTATGCCTTCCTCTTCGTATGCCGCTTTTTCAGCGGCGTTGTGCACACGGTTCGTCTCGGTGCGTATCAGCCGCATCGAGCTGTACATTCCGGACTGCATAGCGTCGGCGAGCTGGCGCGCCATTACCTGCGGACCCGCTCCCGTCATAATTCCACGCGCCACAATACCGTATGCGCTGTTGGCAAGCGCGGATGTGTTCTGCCAGATACGGTCGGAAAAATTCGCGCCTTTCCATCGGTCATTTACTATGGTGTTTACGGCACCTTTCGACAGGGCTGAGAACTCAAAGCCTAATCCCGTGCCGATCTGCGTGTCATATATGCTGCGATAGTATGTATCCCCGCTCACGTCTTCAAGCAGCCGCTTGAGTTCCCGCTTCTCCCGGTCAGCAAGCAATGCCGTTTCCGTCTCGATATTGGCTTTCAAAGCCTCAAGGCGGTTTATCCTCGCGGCGTATGCCGGCGCATTGAGACGAGCAAGTGCTTTTCTCTTTATGACCGGGTCTTTTATGTTATTGAGCTCTTTGCGCAGTGCTTCCAATTCCGCTTCCGCTTCTTTGGTGTTCAACATCCGACGAGCTTCTTCCGGCGTCAATTCACTGTTTGCCGCATAACGCGAAAATATCCGGTTTATGCGGGCGTCGAGGTCTTTCTGCGCCTTGGCGTATAACTTGACGGTTTTTGTCTTTATAACCCGTGTCGAGGCACGTCGGGCATATTCCTCGCGCTGCAGTGCCCGCTCCTCCCAATAGAGATCAGAGCGCATTATTCATCATCCTTTTCGGAATCGTCCTTGTCGTCATCGTCGCCGATAAACATCTTTGCTTTTTCCTCGCGCTGCTTCTGCAGCTCTTCATACGCCTGCGCGACATCATCAACAAACGGGTGCTTTGCTAAAAGCATCTTATCGGGCACAAGCCCCTGCGACTTCTGGATTATATCCACCGTCTCCGCGTCATTGACTATCATCGACTTGTGGACATCGTATTTGATAAGCGTATAGTCATAGTCGGTACCGTTCTTCAGGTTGATATCCTGCGTAATAAACCATGACAGCTCTTTCAGCATGACCTTTAACTTCGAGACAAGCGGGTCAGCCTTGAGGTCAAGCAGGGTGTAGCGGAATTTCAGACTGACGCCTGACGGCGCGCTGCCGAGCTTTTCATCGTTCATATCAATACCGCGCCCTATATGGTATATGTCCCGGCGCAGCATATCGAGCCAGGCGAGGCGCTCGGTGACATTCAGCGTGACCTGCTCCGCGCTTATCTTGCCGGACGGATCGCTTATTGACACTGCCTTGTTTATCTGCAGCTTCTGCTGTATCGCTTTTGCAGTCTCTCCGCCGTATCCCTGTATCATCCAGTAGAGCTCGACGAGATCTATCTGATTATTCGTCGACGCAGAAGATATCAGGTTATATGCATCAAGTAGCCCTTTGATGCGCGAAAGGTCGGTCTGATGCGCAGAGTTGTTATAAAGTGGCACAAACGGAATTCTTCCCCACGACTTCGCCTCAACCGAAACGCGCTCGTCGTTGATTATCTGCTCGTTATACCAATGCGGGCTGTTGCTTTCGAGCACGAACTCTCCGGCATCGTTTTCGACATAGCGCTTTACCCCTGTCGCAGTCCACCACTCTACCCGCTCCCGCTCCGTCTCTGTGCCGTTTTGCACGACGGTTATTTTATAGTGGCGGAAAAAGTCGGTAATCACCTGCTGATAGCTCATGTCGCGGCAGGCAATACATTCCGTTGTCGGAATAACGACAAAACAAAGCTTGCCGGCTGCCGAGTAATAGACATGCAGCCATCCGACGATACAATTTGACGCATTTGTCGCGAGGTCAGGGAGCATGTCCACAAAAGCCTCGTCGGAGGTCACTGCGGTGACAGCGTCCTCAAAAGCTTTCAGACTTTCATCTGCACCGCCCGCTCCGTCATTTGCGCCCTCAACAGAGACGGAAAGCGGCTTGCCGAGAATGTACGCGACCTTCTGGTCGACCATCAGCGCATGGAAATTATGCACATTGTGGTGATTCGAATTGTTTTCGTTGATTATCTTAACGCCGCCGCGCTTTATGCCCGCCGGGCTATTTTCGTCTTCTTCGTAGACGACCGTCTCGCGGAAATCTTTCTGCAGAATGTCCTGCATACCGCGATAATATCGGAGTCCCTCGCATGCCGCCAGATACTCCGGGTCTTCCCGCGCATTTTTAAGCACGGTTTTGATAATCTCATCGTCCGTAGCCGTATGGTGATACGCGAGCTTTTCTCTTATCAAGTCCATATTGTTAATCATTAAGTTACCCTCACATTCTGCTGGTCGTTCTCTGTGGCGTAGCGCGTGGCGTCAATCGTGTGGTTGTCTCTATCGGGATAGTTCGCCTTATAATTGCCGTCCTTATCCCGTTCGAGCTCATACGATGAAAATTCCCGCGCCGCGTTTGGACAGCGGGCGGGATCTATTATTATTTCGTCGAGGTCGCGCAGCCATTCTATGCCGTGCTTCACGCTGTCCGGACCCTTGCGTGCGCCTCTGACTCTCAGGCCGTATTCATACATATCCGCTATAGACTTCGGTTCGGCGGAGTCTGCGATAATTTCGCCGGCAACTCCACGAGATTTTATACGGTCGGCGGCAAGTCTGTTGCTCATGCCCGCCGCGTATATCTCGTCGTATATGTACAGCCGCCTGCGCGGCTTGTCATAGTTGCACGATATAAAAACAAACGGGTCAACCGCATAGCCCCAGTCTATGCCGCGCCTGATACGGTCAAACCGCGCAATCTCTTCATTGGTGATAGGTCGGATACTGATGTTCCGGAATACCTCGCCGCCCGTGCCGGTGACTTCCCCGAGGAACTCGTGCCTATATCGTTCCGGCGAGTGCTGTTTCAGGTGCTCCGCCTCCAACAGCAGCGGCGCGCCTATCCAGTCCTGCGGCACAGTCAAATATGTGCTGTGATGTACCAGGCGGTCGGCGCGCTCTACGCGCACCTCATCATTCACCCACGCCCGCAGCGACTCAGGGGGATTGTACGAATAAAAAACATCGAATTTACTGCCGCCGCGCATGACCGACTGCAGCACATTATCGGTTTCCCGCATCCCGGAAAACTGATTCCATTCCTCGAACCAGATATAACGAAAATAGCCGAACGGGATCTTTATGGACTTGACTTTCATCGGATCGTCAAGACCTCGAAACATAATCGTTTGCCCGCTCGGCAGATATGTGATTTTCATCGGACTGACCGTCGCTTTAAAATACTGCGACACTCCCAGTTTATCGATAGCCCACAGCATCTGTGCAAAAACACTGTCCCGCAGCGCGTCTGCAATTTTGCGGAACACGATCGCGTGCGCGTCAGGGTTTTTAATGATGCCGCAGACAATCTCAAGCGATATATAGCTGCTCTTTGTGCTTCCGCGCCCGCCTTTAAGCACATAATGCGTATGCTGCCCGGCACACACATCGCGATGCACTTCATAAAACGACGGCGCGATTATGTCAGTAAGCCTGACGGCCATGTTAGCCGCCCCCTATATCGTCGATAATCTGCGGCGCGTTGACGGAGACTTCAATTCCATCCTTAAACAGGCTAAAACGCTTTCCAAGCAGCTCCGCAGCCTTCAGGCGCTCTTTTTCGTCCGGCGGCTTATCCAGCACCTTTGCCGCACTGCAGCCGTCACCTTGACCTTCCACAACCACGACGCTCGCCGTGCTGTCTCCGCGCATCACGGCGGTGAGGTACTCCATGACCTCCTGCGCGTCGGCTATCTTTTTCGAGCTCAGCTCATCAAGTTTTGCTTCGATGTAGGCTTTAACATTAGCATTTGTTAGCAGCCTTGACGCATTGGCTCTCGCAGCATCATCCGATTTTATCCGTGGATAAGCCGCCTTGTATGCTCTTGTCGCGTTGCAGTCGATGATGTACTCATCTGCAAACCGCCTTTGCTTGTCGGTCATGGGTTCACCTCCTAATAACTTGAAATAAAAAAACACCCTTTCGGGTGTAAAAAAATAAAAAATTTTTTTAATTTTTTTGGTAAACATAGCGTTACTCTACGCTATAATAGGGGTACAGCGAGCACAACTAGTAGCATCTAGCGAATCCCGCGAGTCCCCATGAAAGGAGTAATGCATATGTCAACTTATGAGTTGATCACTTCAATTTGCAGGATATTATCTATTATAATTGAGCTTATCAATACCTGCAAAAAAGAAGGAAAACCCACATGGCGTGGGCGAGTGAAAATCTCGCTCAACATTCCGCTCTTATTATATGCAGAGATTATGAAAAAATCAAGTACTGTTATTGCAATCATTTTCATCGTCGCAAGCATGTCGCTTTGGTGCATATCGAGATTCGTCAGTTACATACCTGGCATTATCATCAGCGTTTTTGCAGCAATATGCGGCGTGTGCGCAATCATAATTCTCGCAAGAAAGGATGTCTAAGATGACAGTAAAACCAATCAAATTGTCCCCGAAGCGCGGAAACCACGGTCATATCACAAGCTACACTATCAACATCGGCTCTGCCGAAGCAAGAGAATGCGGCTTTACCGAAACCGGTGTGCAGCTCGAAAAGGTCGTTGACCTTGACCGCAAAGAGATCATCATACGAATCAAAAACGAATAAGTCATGCAGGCGGCGCGATTTCGCACCGTCTTTGCTTTTTACATTTCAAAGACCCCGCTATTTATGACGCCGCGGGGAAGGCGTGGTGAAAGGGGACATAAAAATGAAGAATAGAATATCGGTAACATTCTTCATCCTAATGCTAACAGAAATGAATTCCTCATTGTCCTCAACTTTGCCGAATATAGCGATAGCAAATATTGCTACAATTCTTAGCGGTGTTATTACCGCCAGTCTTTGCCGCCACATCTTCCCATGTCAGTCCCTCGATAAAGCGCAGCGTGAATATCTGCCGGGTCAGGCTGTCGGGAATATCCGATATGTAGCGCTCAAGTCGGCTGCGCTCATATATGCGTTGCTCGATTTTAGCCTGGATTATAGCTTCGAGATCCGTTATCTCTGCTATGCAGCGTTCAAGCGCAGGCTCAGGGTTCGGGCTATGCGGCATACCATCGTAGTTTGGCGACCTCGGACAGAGCAAATTTGCCCGCAGTTCCGCAAGCCTCTCACGGTCAAGCTCTATCTCCTTGTCAAGGTAGTACAGCTGCGACAACTCTTTAAGCGTCATTTAACAGCCTCCTCTCGGGTTTTGTCGTGCTTTTCAATCTCCGGCTTTAGACAATGCCAAAACGGGCACAAAGGCTTTTCTCCGCCGGTCTGGACGAGAAACACACAATGCTCATCCGGACACATCTCAGGCACTGCCATCACCTTCCAATAGCTCGGGGTTATCATAGATATTGCCGATGACCTCTATATCGTGGTCGTAAAAGTTATCCATAACATAGCAAATACTGTTGCCATAAACTTGAAAACAGGATTCATCAAAAGCAACTTGATAAGGCTCCTCATCGCCTTTCAACAAAACAATATCGCCCTCGAAAATTTTCGTGCCGTTTTTGTCTGCCAAACCTGTGTACTGCCCTATCGTTTCAGGGATTACCGTCCTTTTGCTATTATTGGTGCAAATCTGCCAGTCGCCGTCATAACAGCGAATAGGAACACCGAAATACCACATACCATCATTATATTTTTTATCGCCTTTGCCACGAAAAAGTATCTCACGCATTGTTACACCTCACCTTTCATGAAGCAAGCCCAAAATGTTTTACTGTTTTTTCCAGAGTGATGCCCGAACAAAGGTTTACATCCAATTGCCCGCCATACCTCCACCGCCGGGATTTGTACTTCCGACCATTTAAAAATTAAAACTCCGTTTGGTCGTAAAACGCGCATACATTCATTAAAACCGTCCCGTATCATCTGCGGCCAATGGTCGTCGAGTTTTCCGTATTTTTTGACCAACCACGAAGTTTCACCAGCATGTCGCAAGTGTGGTGGGTCGAAAACCACAAGATAAAAGGTGTTGCTCGCAAATGGAATTGAGGTGAAGTCGGCTATTACATCGGGATCCACTCTCAATGTCCTTTCGGATAGTCCATCCCCGGATTTCCAAATCCGGGTTTCAAGCTCTCGTCTTTTGTCCATGTATACCGTGGCTGGATGTTGTTTATTAAACCAAATGCTGCGAGATCCGCAAGTCGCATCAAGAATTTTCTTTGTTTCTTCAATTGCCATAGTCGTCACTCACTTTCAAAAATCCCGTTTCAATGAGTTCGCGACCGCATTTCGGGCAAACATACCGACCATCATCTCCTGCCTCGAATATCTTGCAGCAGTAATAACATCTCAGGCAGTGTGTTTCCCGGTCACTCGTCCGCTCCCGTATGTAGCGCCTGTTGGTCTCTTCCTGGGTTATTTGTTTCAGCATGGCAGCTCCTCGATTCTCACATAAATTCCCGGCACGGCAGCCCAAAACTTTTCGCTGATCTCCGATGCGACCTGCGCATCGTCCTTCCAAAAGTGCAGGCGGGTCATGCAGTCTTTCAAGGCTTTCTCAAGATTATCCGTATCGGGCTTCGAGGTTTTCCATTCCCCGTCTCCGTGCTTAGTCCCTGTATTGCTGAAGCACCATTTGACCATCAGCCTGACTGCGCCTGAATACGGTTCCTGCGGAATGTGCTCTGCCAGGTGTGCCGTCAGCTTCCCCCTTGCCGCTTTCAGCTCGGTTGAATCATACATTATCGCCTTACCGTTTTTGACGGTTATCTTTTTGTCGTGATGCGTTACCGTGGGTGGATGCATCGGCATGAAAAATTCAGTTGTCATTTTGATTCTCCAATATATCATCTAAACTTTCTAAAATCTCTTCTACTGCTTCTTGTATGTAGTCGAGTTTATAAATGGCTCCAATGTTAGAGAAAAAGTTACAAAAACACCCCTTGTCTTCCCAACAGCAGCACTTACTTTTTAAGCATTTCTTTCTTATCAATGGGCAATATTTTTTCATGGCATTAATTCTCCCTTTACTATTATTCTTTTTCGTTTTTATGTTCTTCAAGCCATTGCCGAAGCTTTGCAATTACCGCTTCGACATCCTCCCCACCCTCTCGGTATTTTTCGGGATTTTCGAGACGGCTGTTTAAACAATCAAGCTGCCACTTGTAATCCGATACAGTCTCAATAACCGGGATAGGATAATTGTCTCCCTCTAACAGAGCATACTCTTTTACCGGCAAGAACACTCCGGGGACAATCTCCGTTGTAGTGTTTTCGGGAGCTGGCACAAATCTGGCATTTACGATCTTGAAGTCTGACATTTTATTAACCTCCATTTGTTAGTGTACATTTTGTACACTGTTTTTTTGTTTAATTATAGTGTACACTTTGTACATTGTCAAGACTTTTTTGGAGGTTTTTAAAATGAATTTCGGGAAATGTTTGCACGATACGCGAATCAAATGCGGATTTACCGCACAGCAAATGGCTGATTATCTCGGAATAAGCCTTAGAGCATATAGATTCTACGAATCCGGTTCGAGAGAACCAAATCTTGAAACATTATCGCGCATCGCCGACAAACTGCGCGTTACGACCGACTATCTTTTGGGACGGAATTGCATCTCAAAAGGCGCTGATGAACATTGAATATATCTTCAAGTTTATCCCATATCTCAATTGATCCCGTTCGTTGACCGTATTCTATGAATTTATAACCGCGTTCTGAAATTCCCAACAAATCAGCTACTTGCTTCTGCGTCATTCCTTTTTTGTGACGCTCTTCTCTTAATATGTTCCTCATCGTTTTCACTCCTTTCTATAGGGGGCTATTTTTAAGGGGGGTGTTTTTTTACAGGGGGGGCTGTTTTGCTTTTAGGAAAGAGAGATTCGGGGGTGAGGGGGGGTGTGTGTAAAAAGCCCTTATGTATATAAGGGCTTTTACCACCCCCCTCTTACACCCCCTCTTTTTCCTCTGGTTTAGGGGGTCGTGTTTCCCCGTCACTTCTAAAAACATACCCCCTATCATCACGGTAAAAATTCGGGTGATTATCAATACGTACCCTTACAGCGTTTCGACTGAGGTTTAACGCTTTTTGAATATCACCTATTCTCACTTTTTCCTGACCAAACTTCAAAGATGAATAAGCAATTTCGAGTTCGTTATATCTTTTTAATGTAGCACTTGATTCTGTCTTTTTGCCCTTATTCACATTTTCTTTCTTTTGCGGGTCGCTACGTTTTTTCTGCCACGCCGGTCTATCATCCTCCGGCTTTATGTCCTCCAGCACTCCGGTATCATCTATCCGATGCACGGGGTAATCGAACCAAAGATTGACCGGAGCGAACTTCGGGAACTCACGCAAAGTACCTTCAATCCGCCACGCCGTTCGCTGCTCGATCATATTCCACGAAGCTCTTACTTCGGAGAGCATAAGGTCACGGGATGCCGGAGACAGACTCTCGCCGCACATTTTGAGCAGCTCGTGCGCGGTATTCTCTTCGTCCTGCGACGGTTCCGGCAGCTTGAAGCGGCGCATCCATTTGAGACAGATTTCCTGCTGTGCCTTGTCCTCTTGCTGTTTGCGGATACCGTCGGTTATATCAAGCTCTATGAGGTCGAGCAGCGCGTCGGGGTCGCGGGCGAACACTCCGCTGCCGGATGCTCTGTCCATGCTCCTCTTGCCGCCCTGAGCTCCTTTTGAATGGTGGTGGCAGTAGATTACCGCACACCCGAGTTCGGTGCAGACCTTGTCAAATTGGTTGCAGAAATGCGCCATCTGATCCGCGCTGTTTTCGTCGCCGGTGATGATTTTATAAATCGGGTCAATGACAATGGCGATATAGTTTTTCTTTGCGGCGCGTCTGATGAGCTTCGGCGCGAGCTTATCCATCGGAATGGACTTGCCGCGCAGGTTCCACACATCGATGTTGTGCAGATTTTCCGCAGCCCAGCCGAGCGTTGTATAGACATCTTTAAAACGGTGCAGACAGCTCGCACGGTCAAGCTCGAGATTGACATACATTATCTTGCCCTGGGTACATTTGAAGCCCAGCCATTCGCGCCCCTCGGCTATGGCGCAGCACAGCTCTATCAGCGCGAAAGACTTGCCGGCCTTTGACGGTCCTGCGACAAGCATTTTGTGTCCCTGCCGCAGAACTCCGTCTATAAGCGGCGGCGCAAGCTCCGGCAGGTCGTTCCACACATCGGCGACGCTCTCCGGATCCGGCAGGTCGTCGTTTATGCTTTCAATCCATTCTTTCCATTCGTTCCATGAGCTCTTGCCGATGTTGGTATCAAGCAGATATTGTTTCTTTCCGTTGCGTTCAACGCCTGGCATACGGCTCAGCCGCGACGGATTTTTGTTCTGGCGGTCGATATCTATGCCGTTTTTCTTGCACACGTCATAGAGGTAATCAACGCGCTTGCGGTATTCGTCAAAGTTTGCGGCATCGATGCGTACAATGGCGTGCAGGCTCTTTCCTCCGCTGTAAACGAGACAGGCAATCGGCAGCTCGAGCTCGCGTATTATCTGGTTTTGATGGGTGATGTCGGTCGTATCGGATTCGACCAGAGCATATCGGAACTCCGTCACATTTTCATTTTTGACGCCTTTGCCGTCCAGAGGATTGAAGCGTATCCACGCCCCCGCCTCCGGCTTGCAGTCGCCTATTACGCGACCTATGTCGCCCTCGCATTTGCTCAGAGCCTCTATAAGCTCTCCCGCAGTCCTGGTATACACGCCTTTCGTCGGCAGGTATTTACTGTCTTTTTCCCAGCTTTCGGTGACATAACCGACCGTCTCCCCCGCCTCAAAGAGCGTTTCGAGATATTTGGTGATTTGTTCCACCGGATTCCACTCATCAGGTATGTTCAGCTCCTTGCCCTCAATCCAGCTTTTGTCAACGAGGATAAGCTCGTCTTTCTTTTCTCCTATTACGCTGTCCCAATCGAGTGCGCCGTCATCCGCCTGAAAATGCCAGCCGTTATCTTTTGCCATCTGAACGATAGTCCCCGCCGTAACCGGTGCAGCGGCGCCGTTGAAAGTATTCCACTTTTTTTCGCAGTCGCCGGCATGATAGCGCTTGTCCGGGCGTGACCATTCATCCCAGTCATCGCAGCTGTATCCCTCATGCTTAAGCGCCATGCCGACTTCCACCCATTCGGAATATGTGCAAGCAGCCGGGTCTATGTATTTTATCAGCTCTTTCAGGTCGAGCTTTTCCTCTGTCATATCGTCATTGCCTCCGGTTTATAGTCTTTAGGCACAATGCCGCGCGGAACACGCCAATCGTTTGCAGCTATGCGATTTATCATCTTTGTTGCAGCGTCAAAGCTCCATTCGCCTACATGCAGAAAACCGCGGGATTCCAAAAAGCGTATCTGTTTCGGCGTTGTGAGACCTTCTTCGCGGCGCTTGCTGAGGCGGTCAAGCAGAAGCTTTGCCTTGCCGGCGTTCTCGATTGCGTCGGGAAATATACCGAGCTTTTCGAGCGTTTTAATCTGTTTTTCCGTTGGCGGAGCACATTCCCACCCAAATGCCGGGACATAGCTTGAAAGATCCTGCGCGGAAATCGACATTTCATACTGCAGCGGGTCTACAAGTCTGCGCTTGCGCTTCCTCATTTCCTTGAGCTGCGCCGCAAGAGCTTCTTCACGCTGAGCGACAACATCGCTCTCCGCTTGCTGCTCGGCAGCCTCAATATCGACCGGACAGCCTGCCGCTTCGATATTCTCCGTCATCTTTTTTGCGACCTCTTCGTTTTCACATATCAGATGAGCAGGATGACAAAGTTCATGGCGTTCAGTGTGCCACAAGAAATCGAGCAGCAGAAGATCCTTTTTGCTGGGTGCAAGGCGCGTTCCGCGCCCAACCATTTGGCTGTATAGGCTTCTGACCTTTGTTGGTCTTAATACAATGACACAGTCGACTGCCGGACAGTCCCAGCCTTCCGTCAAGAGCATGGAGTTACAGAGCACATTATATTCGCCGCGCTCAAACGCTTCGATTATCTCCGCTCTGTCCTGACTTCCGCCGTTGACTTCCGCAGCCTTGAAACCGCGCTCATTCAGAATATCCCGAAATTTTTGCGAGGTCTTTATAAGCGGCAGAAACACGACTGTTTTGCGCTCCTTACAGTTCTTTATCATCTCGTCGGCAATCTGATACAAATACGGATCCAGGGCGTTGTCGATATCGGCCGCCTTGAAATCCCCGTTCTGCATTGCAACTCCCGTCAGGTCGAGATTCAGCGGAATTGTAAGAGCCTTTATCGGCGCAAGATAACCGTCTTTGATAGCCTGCGGAAGAGTGTATTCATAAGCAAGGGAATCAAAGTATGTGCCGAGATTGCGCATATCGCCTCTGTCCGGCGTAGCGGTGACGCCTAAGACATGCGCGTCTCCAAAGTGCTCAAGCACGCGCTGATAACCATCGGAAAGACAGTGATGCGCCTCGTCGATGATTATGGCGTTAAAATAGTCGCTGTCGAACTGTTCGAGCCGTTTTTCTCTCTGTAAAGATTGCACCGAGCCGACGGTTATACGGTACCAGCTGCCGAGGCAGCTTTCTTCGGCTTTCTCTGTGGCACACATCAAGCCGGTAAATTTCAGTATTTTGTCCGCCGCCTGTTCAAGCAGCTCGCCGCGGTGAGCGAGCACAAGAACCCGCTCACCGTTCTGAACACACTGCTTCGCAACATTAGCGAAAACGACTGTTTTGCCGGTGCCGGTCGGCAGGACAAGCAATGTGCGGTTATTACCGCTCGCCCACTCGTTGAATATTGCCCGTTCTGCCTCCAGCTGATAAGGTCTCGCGTCCAAGGATTAAAAATTCCCCGGAGTGAAAGCGGGACGCTGAGTGGATTCGTCCGGCTCAAGGAATTTCTTGACCTCATTGTAATAATTATCGTTGTAAAGCCTCTGCCCTATCTTGCAGCGGCCTTTTGAACCTACAACCTGCGCCCAGTTCATTCTCAGAGGTTCGCCGTGTTTCTTCTGACCGATACTGATAAAAAACGCGCACACAAGCCCTTCTGTTTTACGCGAGAGGAAAAGATTATGTTTGACGATTGCTGTGCCCTGCGGCGCGTCTATCTGAAGCGTAAGCTCTGCCTTCGGGCAGGCAGACATTTTCTCCGAGCCGTTGAAATAGCCGCGCTCAAAGCTTTTGACCGTGAACTCGTACTCGCCCTCCGGCAACAGTACAAATTCGTTTTCGGCTTCGATTACACTGTCCCAGTCGAGGGCGTCGTTTCTGTTGGTATTGTAGTTTTCGTTCATAGTTAATACTCCTTTTTATTTAAAATTTTCTTATATGATTGACGATGATATCGTAGACCTGCTCCCATGCGCCGATAAGGCAGCCGTTAATGAAAGCTTCGCCATAATTGAGAATCGGCGTGTCGGCAGTGAAGTAACCTTTCCACGCTACCGCACTTCTAAGCTCATCTTCGGTAACGTTGTTCGCCGTCATGAGTTCACGCAGCGCTGCCGGTAAGCCAGAACTCGGTTCAGTGTTCTCAGTGTTCGGTGTAGGCTCATCGGCATCGGCGGTAAACTCGTCGATTTTTGCCTTGAGCTCCTCTATGCTTTTTTTCGGCGGGTCGGGCAGCGCATTCGTCTGCGGCTTATCTTCCGGCGCCGCTGCGACATATGCACCGGAAGACGGAATAAACGGTGCAATAACGCTGAAATCGAAATCGACCTCGTCCGGCAGCCCGTATCTGTTCTTCGCATCCCAGCAGGGATGATGATTGGTATACATTACCCTTCTGCCGCCCTGTGCCTTTCTGCTGTCGGTCTTCTCGTCCTTTATCACGAACGTCTTATAGTTGACGAAGAGAACCGTGTCTGCCCATTCTTTTACGATCGGCGCGACATTTTTTGAAAGTTTCATCTCCCAGCGGTCGTATGCGCCGAGCTCGTCCGGCTGCTCAAACTTACGCATTTTGGCGTGAGCGGTCAGCACGACGTTAATACCTTTTGATATAACCTCATTGAGCAGGTCGAGAAGCCTGCCGAACTTTTCGTAGAGCTTTGTATAGCCCTTGCCGTATCCGAAGTCCTCAATACTCTGTTTGTGATTTACGGAACATATATGATTACTTGCAAGCTGCTCTGCCCAGTCCGCTGTGTCGATGACAAGCGTCATACACAGTTCGGGGTGATCGCGAACATATTTGACCTCTTCGAGAAGCATCGTCCAACTGCTCGGTTTGTCAAAACGCTTAACGTTCAGCCTCTTTGTGCTGCCTTCCGTGTCGATGAAAATCGCGCCCGGGAACTTGGAAGCAAAGGTTGATTTGCCGATTCCCTCCGGACCGTAAACTATGACCCGCTGTGCATCTTCGATTATTCCTGATGTTATGTTCATTAAAACTGTCCTGCCTTCCATGCTTTTTTAGTCTCCGTTGGTTCGTTCACCACATATCCGTCCTCTATAAGGACACTGCATTCATCGCCGGTGCTGACCCTCGTTGCTATCGCCTGCAGTCCCTCAGACTCAAGCCATTTGCCGAACTCGGCAAGAGTGTCAAGATCCATCTGCTCGAGCTTATCAAGCAACACAAACCCGCAACTGGGGTTGAGCTTGCGCACGATGGCCGTGGAAACCTTGAGCTGATCCGCTCCGGACATATTGTCCCACTTGAAGCCGTTGTATGTCAGCTCGCCATCCTTGACCGACAGCCCCGGCAACGGAAGCTGTGCGGACTTGAGCAAGTCGGTTTTCTTTTGCCTGACATCTTCAAGCTCGTTCGTCAGCTGGCTGTACTGAGTCTGATACGCTTTCGCATTCTCTTCCGCTTTCTCTTTTTCAAGGTTGGCACGGATTTTAATGTTGATTTTCTCAACATTTTCAATGTCCTCTTCAAGCTCGGCGGTGCTCAGATCCTCGAGGTGCTCCGTCTCCATGTGCGCGATTCTGAGGTTATCCATAAGGCTCTGCTGCTCCGTCATAAGACGTTGAAGCTCAGCCTGGATTCCGTTTATTTTGCTGTTGACGGCGTCATAGTGATGCTGTATCTCGGCGGCTCGGTCACGCTTACGCTTATTCTCGGCGTTATGCGCCATAATACCTTGCTGCTGTTTGATAAGCTCGGATGCGGAAATCAGCTGCTGCTCCGGTACATCCGGATACTCCGTCATCTCTCTGGCATACTTGAGTTTCTGATCGGCTATCTGTCCAATCATGTGGCGCTTGTTGTAGAGCTCCGTCTCGTCGTGCTCAAGCTGTGCGAGCCTGTCTCCAACGCCGATTATGCGCAAAAGTGTGTTGGCTTTTTCCTTGTTTGATGCGGTCATAAACCTCGGCAAATCAAGCGCAAGCTGAGAAATAAACTCGTTTATAAGCTGCTGACCGCCTTTTCTGCCGGTAGGGTCTGTGACCTTCAAGGTGCTGTTCTTCCCGGTGCGCTCCACTATGATGCCGCTGTCCATTGTGATTTTGAGATTGGGCGGCAGTACAGAACCCTCACGCTGTGGCTCTGACGGACGAAATCTATCGCCCCCAAGCGCCCATGCAATGCTGTCGAGCACTGAGGTCTTTCCCTGACCGTTACGGCCGCCTATCACGGTCAGACCGTTTTCGGTAGGCTCGATTTTGACTGCCTTAATACGCTTTACATTCTCGAGCTCAAGGCTGTTTATCTTCATTTGACTTTGTTCTCCCTTCATGTTATTATGATATTGAGGTTTTTACCTTTGCCGTCTTCGCTGCCCACTCAGCGTTGGCGGCTTTTATAATATGCGCAGTAATCGTCTGTCGGCGGCGATTCGCGAAAAATCCCGGTCTCGTGGGTGTACATACATGCCGTACCGTCCCAGCCGTCGCCCGCACAGTCAATTTTCCGCAGCCAACGGCAGCTTTTACAGACCTTTTTCCTGCGCCATTTTTGCCCGCTCCCCGGCGCGTCAGCGGTCTTTTCGAGTGCCTGCATCGCGCCCGCTCCTCTTTGCTCTGACTCTGTCTTCAAAGGCGATTAGCTTGTCCTCACGGATAAAGCCGTAGATGATAAGTACAACGACGGCGATTTCAAAAACCGTCTGAATTGCAAACTTTAATGCCATGGTTATACCTCCGGATTTAAACTTTTAAGAAATTTTATTATGTCTTTTGAAAGAACCACATTGCTTGTCGCTGCTGCATATGTGCGCAACGCATCTCGTGCCGCAAAATCTTTGTCGGGACGCAGCACAAAGCATCCGTCAATTGACGCACCGCTTTCGTTGTCATATACGCGATACTTGTGATAAAGCCCCGGTTCTGCTTCCCTTGGTAAATCCGGTAAAGGCATCCAGAATGTCACCTGCGGCTGTTCCCAATCCGGAAATTCGTCCAAATACCAACCTTCATCGATAAAAAATGTTGCGATTTCGTAGGAATTAACTAAACTCACATGCTCTCGTGGTCTGCCGTTTGCAATTACTAATACCACCTGGCAAACTTCCGGGAGCCTGTCATCGACGCTTATCCACGGCGACGCGGCCGGCTCTTCAAGCCGTTTCCTCGCGGCGCGGATAATTGCGCAGCTGTGGCAGGCGAGAGATTCAGCCTGCTTTGATATCTTGTGGATTGCCGCAATAAAGTCTTTATTATCAATCATTTTCCTGCCTCCTCAAAAAATCGGTGTCCGCCGATGGTGCAAACATAGGTCTGCGACTCATGCCATTCGCTGCTCACAAGCGCCGGTGCGTAGAAGAAAAGTATCTTCGCGTCTGTCACCGTCTCGCCGGCATCAAAGACCGCGGCGACGGCTTCCCTCGTCTCTGCGTTCGGTTCTACCCTGCGATCGGTGTAACCATACTCCTCAACTATCTCCACGGGGCGCTTGCCGGTCTTTTCACACGCATTTAAAATGCACTGTGAGACTGCCATTTTGCCGTCAAACGGCTCTGTTCCCGATTCTGCCATAACAACCTGGCATACGAGCCCGCGCTCCTCTGCGGTCAACCGGTAGCGTGCTGTGGGTATCTGCGCCGGTACCGTCAGCTCAGGCGCGGTAATCGGTTCTGTCTCCGGTATCGTGATTTCCTCCGGAACCGCTGCCGCCGCAAATAGCAGGACAAGAGCCAGTACTGCGGCAATTGTTAAAAATCCTTTTGTCATTTTGATGTCTCCTTTCTGTTTTTGCCCTTAGCTCACCATAAGACCAATGTCTCCGCGCTTGAACTGCTCAAGCCGGTCAAGCCTAATGTGGTACGAGTACGACCCGCTCGGATTTTTGATCGCGATACAGAAGGTGCATTTCCCCTCCCTCGCGAGCAGACGGATCTGATGCGGCGGTATGTAGATAACCTCTCTCAGGTACATTGACGCCTCGTCGACTGACATAAGTGCCATTTTTTTACGCATGGTTTTTGTCTCCTTTCACGAGAGCGCTTTCAAGAAGCGTTCTTTGCCCTTGACGGTGATAAGCATCTGAACGCCTGTCCAGTCGGTCTTATCGTTGTATGTCTCTTTGACAGTGAACAGCCCTGAATCGACATGTTCCGCATAGGGCATCAGCCTGCCGCGCTTGTCGCGGTAAATGTATTTGTGGTCTATAAGCCACTTTACAAAGTCATTCTGTTTCAGCCCGAGAAGCTTCGCCGTCTCTCTGATTCCGGTAAGACTCTCGCGGTCGCACAGACCGTCAAAATATTCCGCTTTCGGCTGCATAATGGCGTTTTGGACCGAGAGGTTAGCGTTTATAGTCTTGAATCTTTTAAGCCTTTCCTCAGCCATTCTGAGGGCTCTCGACATCACCGCTTCGGGTGAGTTCCACTCTCTTTCGAGCTGCAAGAAATACTGCCTCGCCTGCTTACCCCGTTCGTTGCGCTGAAGCATACAGATCTCTTTTGCCATGTCGATGGTGAGCTGCGCATCCTGTCTCGGCTTGCCCGGTAAGCCGTCAGACCTATTGGACAAAAATGTCCGATAGTCCTCGTCCTCAGTAAAACCGTATTCGCACATTCTCGGAAACCATTTGTGAAATGGGGTTTCTGCTTCCAAGAATTCGTGTAGGTCTCTTGCTAAGACCGTAGGTCTGTCGCTTTCATAATTGATTTTGATTAACTCGTTCATTGTGGTACTCCTTTCATTTAAATAAAGTTGAATCGTCATCCGCCAACGATGACGATGATGACAACGCAAACCACGATCACCCAAACAGCAAGCGCCACAAGAAAAGGGCTGCATTCTGGGATTCCGCCCAAAAATTGGGATTGCTTATCACCATTGTGGGTGGCATTATTACCATTCTTTCTTTTCTTGGATTTCGCAGTTGCACATAGCGCAATGATTTCAAAGACCAAGCTACCGGTTACCACAGCGAAACATATTTTGAATAACAGCGGGTTGTCCATCTCTTTTCCTCCCTTCTTGATTTATTTCTTTTCGCGTGATATACTCCCTTGAGAGGGGGTGAATAATGTGTCGAGAAAACGCTACTATTTGCCGGGCGTCGATGAAATACATCAACTTGAGGAAACGCCCGCGTCTAAAGCTATTACGGAGCGCAACCGCTTCATAATTACTGTTGTGGTTTCAGCATTGGCGACGGTAGCCTCGGTTGTCGCAGCAGTATTTAGCGCTTTGGCTTATTTTGGCTAATGCAGGTACAGTGCCACAGCCCGCTCTTGTCCCTACCGCAGTGTTTTCCGCCGTTGCAGAATGGCGGCTGACTGAAAGCAACAAGCTCATTAGGTTTGGCTTTTGTGGGTATGCATGTCATCATACGCGCAAAAGTTTTCTTAATTTTCACGCCCTCCCCCTCCTCTCTCAATCTGATAAAATCGCAGTTTTCAA